TGATATCCACTCTCTCTATTGGTTCCGGCTGGTTCCGGGGGCTGGTAATCCTAGCAATAACTCTATCTTGCTATATCTTAATTGTAGCAGTTATCTACAATACCAAGGTAATTATCTCTCTTATCTACTATACCGATATCATCTATCTAGGTAACTACTTATAACTTATGGTTCTTAGATAAAAACTATCAACGCGCACTAGCATTTTCGGCCTTACTCCCCTGTATACCCCTAGCTTACTTAGTACCCCTCACGTAGTTAGTGCTTACTTACTATCTGGCGCTAACTGTCTGGTAGTAAGCACTTACTAACTAGCACCTTAGTTCCATGTTAGTGAGCACTTACTTAGGGGGGGGGTGGAAGCCTTTTTAGTTCTGAGCGCGGTGTGTATCCTAAGGAGTCTGCCTAATATTGCTAAAAATTTTCAGATAGCTAGCTACCTAATACCTATATATTAGCTCTCTTAGATAAGAAGATATCAGAAGATACCGGTATATTCACCCCCATAGCCCACGATCTTCTTAGATAGAAGTCGATGGTGATAATTCCCATGTCCTATACCTTACCTCAATCTTATATACTTACCTTATGAATAACTTAGATAGCACTAAGACCCTAGAGGTCTCCGCCCCCAGTAATACATATAGCACAGGTGTTACATCTCCTGTAGAAGATAAGGCGCTATCCTTACTAGGCAGCGGCGTGTCTTCAGAGGCTACAGCTACTGCGTTAGGTGTTACTCCTGGCAGGATATCACAACTGCTATCTAATAAAGAATTCGCGGCCCAAGTAGCCGAACTACGCTACGAGAGTCTGCAAGCGCATAATGTAAGAGACGGCAAGTATGACAGCTTAGAAGATAAGTTGTTAGTTAAGCTAGAAAGGTCGCTACCTCTAATGGTGCGTCCAGAGACTATAATGAAAGCTATAGCTACAGTCAATGGTGCTAAGAGGAGAGGGCAGTCAGCTCCTGAGCAAGTGACTAACTCTAAGAACATAGTTAACCTAATCTTGCCTACACAGATAGCACAGAAGTTCGTAACTAACATAACTAACCAAGTAACTAGAGCAGGGGAGCAGGAGTTACTAACAATGTCCTCTGGCAACCTTCTTAGGCAGGTAGAGGAAAAGCAGATAGAAAGAGAGAAACTAGGAGTAGATACTAATGACACAGATGCTTAAAATGACAGATGCTCAGAGAGAGCTAATCAATAAGAAGCTTATATGCCACATGCCTAAAGGTTATGCTGCGGCTGATATTTCTGCAGCTAAGACTGTATTAGAGCGGCTAATGGAGAGAGCTGTCTGTAACCAGCAGGAGCAGGATCAATCTGTGACTCCTGTAGTCTCTGTTATCCGGGAGCTGTAAGCACCTCTTATGTCTAGGTATAAAGATAAGGATCTGATGGCTAGCTTAGGAGCAGATAACAGCGCCGCAGGTGCTACCTCTCCTGTAGGTGAGACATTCACTAAGCCTGAGTATTATAAAAAACCTCTCCCTAAGTCAGTCATCACCTTAGAGTCACTAGACACTTCTGTAGGAGCTAACACTGAGGGAGAGGAGGTAGATGACCCCAACTCAGACATCACTCAGCTAGGAGCTAGTACAGAGGAGATCTCAGCTTTAGCTAAGCAGGAACTAGACTTCCTAGCTGCTCTCATAGCACCTCTTACCTTTCACCTATGCTTCCCTCCTGTATTTAAACTTGTCTGGCAGTGGCTGTTAGATTATGTAACTCAGCCTAGAACCTTTCCCCAGTTAGCTCTGGGCTTACCTCGTGGGTTTGGTAAGAGCACTTTAATGAAGATCTTTATAGTATACTGCATACTATTCACATCTAAAAAATTCATACTTATAGTCTCAGCCAAAGCCTCTCTAGCACAGAACATATTATCAGATGTAATAGGTATGCTAGAGGAGCCTAATATAAAAGCTGTGTTTGGAGACTGGAAGTTAGGAGTTGAAAAAGATACTCAGGAGCTTAAGATATTCGGCTTTAGAGGTAGGACTGTAATACTAGCAGCCATAGGAGCGGGCACCTCACTACGAGGTCTTAACGTAGATAACGCTAGACCTGATATTATGATCTTTGATGATATCCAGTCCAGAGAGTGCGCAGATAGCGAAGTGCAAGCTACAGCCTTAGAGAACTGGATGATAGGTACAGCTATGAAGGCTAAGGCGCCAACTGGCTGTATGTTTCTATTCGTAGGTAACATGTACCCTACAAAGCATAGTATCCTCCGTAAGCTTAAGTCTAATCACACTTGGACTAAGTTTATAGCTGGCGGCATACTAGCAGACGGTACTTCTCTATGGGAAGAGTTACAGCCTATAAAGCAGCTGACAGCTGAGTTCCAGAACGATCTAGCTATGGGGCATCCAGAGATATTCTATTCTGAGGTGCTTAATGATGAGAACGCTAGCGCCAATAATCTTATAGACCTATCTAACCTGCCTGCTGTACCTCATGAAGAGGGAGATATCCCCGCAGGTAACTTCATTATAATAGATCCAGCTACCGATAAACTAGGGGCTGATGAGGTATCTATAGGGTACTTCGAGGTGCATGATGCCTCTCCTATAATGATGGAACTAGAAGAAGGTAGATTCTCTCCTTCAGATACTATAAGGAAAGCACTAAACTTCGCCCTTACACATAACTGTCGCCTTATAGCTGTAGAGTCTAATGCCTACCAGTATTCTCTTATCCACTGGTTCGGTCACACATGTGAGCAGCTAGGCATACAAGGTATAGAGGCTGTACCAGTCTACTCAGGCACTAGATCTAAGAACTCCAGAATATTAGAGTTCTTTAAAGCTTATGCTAGCGGAGAGCTGTATGCTCTAGGTGATGCTAGGTTAGCACTACATCTCCAGATATCCTCGTTTAGTCCTCTTAAGAAAGACAATACAGACGGGGTCTTAGATCTTATGACGTATGCTAATAAGGTGATAGAAGAGTACGGAGAGTTTGTTATCTCTGGCTCTATAATAGAGTCCCAAGAATTTGACGCTTTAGATGTTATAGAGCATAACTCCCCATTTTAGATAGATAACTAGATAAGGACACTAACCCTAATGGTAGCCTCCAGATCAGTACATATCCCTAAGAAGTCTCAAGAGCAGTTTATAGCTTACTACGACAGCATCCAAGACTTACAGAATACATTCAGAGATACCCTGCGAGCTAGACTAGAGGGTATAGATAAGGCTTATCAGCGAGAAGTAGATCAGACTAAAGAGCAGGCTGATGCTAAGAATGCTAACAAGCAGGGAGATCCTAACAGATACCAGAATATGGTAGTGCCGGTAGTTATGCCTCAGGTAGAAGCTGCTGTAGCTTACCAGACTAGCGTATACTTAACCGGAGAGCCTATATTCGGAATGGTAGCTGACCCTAAGTATATAGATGAAGCTAAGCAGATGGAGACAGTTCTATCTCAGAACTCTACTAAAGGTGCCTGGCCTAGAGAGTTAATGCTATTCTTTAGGGATGGTTTTAAGTATAACTTCGCACCTGTAGAAGTCTCCTGGGCAGAGGAAGTAACATACTCTGTAGCTACTGATATAACTAAGAGCACCTCTAACGGTATACCTAAGGAAGTTATCTGGTCTGGGAACAAGCTGCGTCGCTTAGATCCTTATAACACTATCCTAGATCCTAGGGTGCCTCCTACAGAGGTATATAAGAAAGGGGAGTTTGCAGGCTGGACTGAACCTATGACAAGGATACAGCTTAAAAGCTTTGTAGCCTCTCTCCCTGATACTCTTACTATGAACATCAGGCCTGCATTCGAGTCAGGTATAGGTACAATAGCAGCCTCTGTAAATAGCAGCTCTAAGGGTGTCTACTACCCTAGTATTAATCCAGAAGTTAACAGACAGGAGACTGCAGCAGGTGGACATGACTGGCTGAAATGGGCTCGCTTAGGCTCATCTAGCAATCAGAGAATAGAGTATAAGGACATGTATGAGGTTACTACCTTATATTGTAAAGTCCTGCCTTCTGAGTTTGATCTCAAGGTATCTAACAGAGATACGCCGCAGATATATAAGCTAGTTATTGTCAATCATGAACATATTATCTACATGGAGCAGCAGACTAATGCTCACAGCTATCTGCCTATTCTAGTAGGTGCGCCATTAGAGGACGGCTTAGGTTATCAGACTAAGTCACTGGCTACTAATGCTATGCCTTTTCAGGATCTAGCTACTAGCTATATGACTTCTATCATTAGCTCTAGACGTCGCGCTATCTCTGACAGAGTCTTATATGATCCATCTAGGATCTCAGCTGCTCAGATTAACTCTCCTAATCCTTCTGCTAAGATGCCAGTGCGCCCTTCTGCCTACGGTAAGACTATCTCAGATTCTGTATATGCCTTCCCTTATAGAGAGGATCAAGCAGCTAGTTCCATGCAGCAGATATCAGCTATCTTAGGTATGTCTAATCAGCTGTCTGGGCAGAACCAAGCATCACAAGGCCAGTTCGTTAAGGGTAATAAGACCTTACATGAGTTTGAGTCTGTGATGCAGAACGCTAATAGTAGAGACCAAATGGCTTCTATTCTCTTAGAGTTCCAAGTATTCATTCCGCTAAAAGAGATAGTGAAACTTGATATCTTACAGTACCAAGGCGGCACTACAGTATTTAACAGAGACTCTGAGCAGTCTGTTGAGATAGATCCAGTGCAGCTAAGAAAGGCTGTATTAGAGTTTAAAGTATCAGACGGTCTGACTCCTGCATCTAAGCTTATCAATGGTGAGTCTCTTAAGATGGCACTACAGGTCTTAGGCTCCTCTCCTCAGATAGCTCAAGGTTATAACTTAGCTCAGCTATTCTCTTATCTTATGAAGACTCAAGGTGCTAAGATAGATCCATTCGAGAAGTCTCCTGAGCAGCAGGCATTTGAGCAAGCTGTAAGCTCCTGGCAACAGTTAGCAATAGCAGCTATGGAGAACGGAGTAGACCCAGAGAAGTTACCTGATCAGCCAGTGCCCGCTGACTTTGGCTATAATCCGGCAGCTAACAAGCCAGCTCCAGAAGGAACAGGAGGAGGACAAGCTAGATCAACAGCAGCAGCTGGCTTAGCACCAGGTAATCAAGCAGCACTACCAACCCCAGGCTCCACCTAATAGGAAACTACCCCATGGCAATAATGATAGACAGCAGCTTCTCTATGTATGAGCTAACTGATCAGGAGTTAGAAGAAGGTACGCTACTTACTATAACTCAGAAGCAAGTAATCCAGAATCAGCTAGCTGTATGTGCTGAAGAGCAACTAGCCTTAGAGATGGATGTAGATGCTCCTAATAGATACTTTCAGCAGCATGCGTTTAAGAAAGGTCAGATAGAGCTACTACAGTACCTACTAGCTATGTCTGAAGCAGTAGAGTTAGCTAGAAAAGAAGCTATCTCATATAACCCAGATTCAAACCTCACCCAGTATTAATACCCAACCTTAACTATAACCCCTAGAAGAGAATAACCTTATGTCTATGTTTTCAAGAATCTTTGGCGATAGCTCCCAACAGAACATTGCTCCAGTAGCTCCTACTAATCCAGGTAACCTGCCTAACCTAACTGATCCTGCTACCCAGCAGACTCCTGGTACAGCTAGTAATGGAGTAGTTCCTGCTAATCCTCAGGGACAGGCACCTGATAATTCCCCAATGGCTGAGCATAGCACTCTATGGGATGCTAACCCTATAGACCCAAACGCAGCTCCTGATCCTAACGCACCGCAATCCCTTAACCCTGCGGACGTACAGAAGGCAGTAGCTAGCGCAGACTTCACATCTAGTATCCCTGCCGAGCACTTAGCGGCTATAGCAGCAGGTGGAGAGGAAGCTCAGCAAGCACTACTTAAGATCCTTAATCATAACTCTCAGCAGGTACTAGCTCAGTCTACGCTAGTGAATGACAAGGTTACATCTGCTGCTATAGATAGAGCTATCAAAGCTGCTCAAGCTAAGATACCTGAGATGTTAAGGCAGCAAGCTATAACAGATCACATGAAGAACACTAACCCTTTATTTTCCAACCCAGCAATAAGGCCCGTAGTAGAAGCTACTAGAACCCAGCTAGCGCAGAAGTTTCCTAATGCATCTGCTGCTGAGATTACTGCTAAGACGCAGGAGTTCATAACAGCTATGGGAGAAGCCTTTGCTCCAGCTGCCGCACCTAGTGCAGGCGACGGAACAGACGGGCAAGATTGGACTAAGTTCTTAGAATAAGGACTAACCTTACTAATATTACTTAATTATTACTGGAGAATACCATGGGATTTAACAGAGCTTCTGTCTCAGCAGATGGAAAAATAAAGCAACCTTTACGAGGCGGTGACGGCTTCATTGCTAACTTAGCGCCTAAGAACTATAACGCAGAAGCTGACGCTACAATCACTGTGTCAGAGCTGTCTGGTGGATCTATTAACCAAGGGCTTACACTGACCTCGGATGTTGTTTACACTCTACCTACTTCTGTTCTTATAGAAGCTGAGTGGCCAGAGATGGATGTAGGCGATGCCTTTTCATTCTATGTAGGTAATAGCCAAGCCGCTGCATTTGATGTTGTCATTGCTATAGGCGTAGGTATGACTGCTATCGGTACTAACAACAACCTTAGTGTTGCACCTCAGTCAGGCAAGATGTTTACTATAGTTAAGACGTCCGCCACTACTCACGATCTGTACTAAGATCCTATAGCTTCTAACCTCTAACCTCTCTTATATCTATTACATAGCCACATGGCTAATAGGATACTAATATGACTATCGGCGTATTTAATACCGGTAACTTTACTACGGACTTACAGAAAAAGTCATTTGCGGCTATGATTACCCGTTTAATGCCTAACGGTACAGCTCCGTTATTCGCTCTTACATCTATGCTTGCAGGTGAAACTGCGGTACAGGTTGAGCATGGGTTCTTCACTAAGACTATGATCTTCCCTGAAGCTAAGATTAACCTTGCTGCCGGTTACCTAGCAGGAGACACTACTTTCATCGTAGATGCCACTACCAACCTCTTGCCTGGTATGATCATGCGAATAGAGCGGACTGGTGAGAACATGATCATCAATACTGTGCCTAGTGCTATAGTGATCACAGTTAACCGTGCTGTAGGTGTCACTGCTGCAGCTGCCATTAACGATGACGATGATCTCTATCAAGTGGGTAATGCGTATGAGGAAAGCTCAGATCGTCCTACTGCTAATAACATCGTACCAGTGCGAGTTACTAACCTAACTCAGATCTTCCGTAATACTTGGGCTATCTCAGGTACTGCGCAAGCTACTAGCGTTATTGCTGGTGAGAGCACTGATGCAGAGAGTCGTCAAGATGCTGCTGCCTTCCATGCTGCTGATATCGAGAAGGCTATCTTCTTCGGTCAGAAGTCGCAAGGTACTCGTAACGGTCAGCCCTTCCGTACAATGGATGGACTAATCCAGATTACAGAGACTCTAGCTAACTACCCATCTAGCTATACTGCTGCTAACACCTTTACAGCTGGTGGTACTACTAACTGGACTCAGTTAGAAGGTTTCCTTGATCCAGTATTTGATCAGGCTACTGATCCTAAGGGTGCGAATGAGCGGTTGTTGTTCGTAGGTGGATCTGCTAAGTTAGTTCTTAATAACATCGGTCGATTGAATGGCACCTACCAGCTAATGGATGGCCAGACTAACTACGGTTTGCAATTTAGTACTCTTACT